GCGCACTGCTCGCATTGCGATCTCATCTGAAGAGCCTGTTGAGCGATCATTTGGCAAAGAAGTATTGGAGCATTCGGCAGAGGCGATTGATTTATCGTTTCTTGCTAGTGGACGCGCCCCACTTCTTCTCGATCATGACCCCGAGAAGCAAATAGGCGTAATTGAATCGGTAGACCTCGATGACTCGGCGCGGCGACTCCGTGCGACGGTTCGTTTCGGAAGAAATGGGCTTGCCAAAGAGGCGTTCGATGACGTTGTTGACGGCATTCGTGCCAACATCAGCGTTGGATATGCCATCAAGAAGATGGAAAAGGACAAGCGAAGTAGTGATACCTATATTGCGAAATCGTGGCGTCCAGTAGAAGCTAGTTTAGTATCGATTCCTGCCGACGTGACTGTTGGGCTGGGGCGATCTGATCAGGCTGCTGAAGAACCCGTAATTAGAACTGACTTTAAGGAGGACAAAATGTCCGAAGTCGATATTGCAGCGGTTGAGGCAGATGCCAAGAAAGCCGCACAGCGCAACGCCGCTCAAATTGTTGAGCTTGGTGCGCGTCACAGCCGTTCTGACTTGGCTCAAAAGGCTATCTCAGAAGGCAAATCAATCGAAGAGTTCCGCGGTGAACTGCTTGAGGTAATCGGAAGCGAGCGCGCTCTCGAAGCTCAAGACGTTGGTTTGACTGAGAAGGAAGTTAAGCGATTCTCTCTGGTTCGCGCTATCCACGCTCTGGCTAACCCAACTGACCGTCGCGCTCAAGAAGCTGCACGTTTTGAGTTTGATTGCTCTGACGCCGCTTCTGAGCAGTATGGTCGTGCCGCTCAAGGCATCATGCTCCCCGCAGAAGTTCTGCGTAACTGGAAGCGTGACCTGAACTCAGCAGACGAAGCTGCACTGTTCACCGACGATTTCCGCGGTGGAGACTTCATCGATGTACTGCGAAACGCCTCTTCTGTTATGCAGGCTGGCGCTCGCATGTTGGGTGGACTCTCTGGCGATGTGAAAATCCCGAAGAAGACTGCCGCAGCCTCAGCTACTTGGATCGCCACTGAAGGTGGTGTATCTACTGAGAGCGAGATGACTGTAGGTCAGGTCTCAATGACCCCCAAAACTCTTGGTGCGTTCACTGACATCACTCGTCAGTTGCTCATCCAGAGCTCTTTGGACGTTGAGGCACTTGTCCGTGACGATCTGGCGCAAGCTATCGCATTGGCAATCGACCTTGCTGGTCTGGAAGGTTCTGGCTCTAGCGGTCAGCCCACTGGTATCCTCAACACCTCTGGTGTTAACACGGTTACCGCGTTTGCTGCCGTTAACCCAACCTTCGCCGAAGTAGTGACTCTTGAGACGGCTGTAGCCGAAGATAACGCTCTCATGGGCAATCTGGCATACATCATGCCTGCTGCCATGTACGGCGCTCTCAAGACCACTGAGAAGGCATCTGGCACTGCTCAGTTTGTAGTTGAGCCAGGCGGAACCATCAACGGATACCGTGGCATTGTTTCTAACCAAGGAACTGCTGGTAATCTGTATTTTGGTAACTTCTCTGATCTGTTGGTCGGCATGTTTGGTGGTCTCGATATCGTCGTTGATCCCTACACTGCTAGCACCTCTGGCACTATCCGTGTTGTTGCTCTCCAGAGCATCGACGTTGCGGTACGCCATGCAGTCAGCTTTGCCTTCGGTAACGACGGCGCTTAATAAGTCGGGGGCTTCGGCCCCCTTCTTTACTTGAACCCATTTGCGAGTGGTTTCAATTAAGGAGATAAAATGAAATACAAAGTAGTTAAAGGGTGTGTGATTAAGGGCGCAGGCCATCAGCCTGGGGAGATTGTTGATCTCGAGGATGGCATGGCGAGAAATTTGATGGGCATTGGTCGCATTGTGCCGCATGATGAATCAGAGCCTGAAAATCGCTCTGTAGGCTTAGAGGGCTCTTCTGAGGAGCCTGTAAAGCGCAGGGGTCGGCCCAAGAAGGAAGAAGCCCCGGTTGAGGAAGCGCCAGAAGAATGACGGTAGAAACGCTTGCAGACAGACGGGTGATGATTAGGGACTTCGGAATTGATGTCTCTTATATTCCCGTGTCTGGAGGTCGCGCCACATTCAAGGGCATTTTTGATAATGAGCATTCTCTGGAAGATGTTGGCGGGAGCGTAGCTTTTTCGGTTTTGCAGCCTCGGCTGACGTGCGTTACCGCTGATGTAAAAAATGTTGTTGAAGGAGATGTGATTTCGTTTCCTGTGGATAGCGTTACGACTAATTATGTGGTGAGAGTATCCATGCCAGATGGCACTGGGATTAGTGAATTGCAGCTGGAGAAACAATGAGCCATTTACGGACTCAAATCAGACAGCGGATTGTCACCAATCTCACTGGACTTACTACAACGGGATCTAACGTATATGACACCCGCGTGTACCCAATGGGGGCAGATAAGCTCCCTGGGCTGGCGGTTTATACAAAAGCAGAATCAACCGAGTATGAGACAATGCGTCCTCCTAGAACGCTTAGGAAGACGATAACGGCGGTCATTGAGATATACGTCAAAATGACTTCTACGTTTGATGAGGTTCTTGATACTATTGCGGCTGAAATTGAGACTGCTTTGTATTCCGATTTGACACAAAATGGCTTGGCCTTTGATACCAAGATTGTGTCTTTTGAGGCTGATTTTGGAGGAGATGCAGAGCAGCCTCTGGGTCAGGGAACAATTGAAGTTGAGGTGATATACGCCGCAACTGAGGGAAGCCCAGAGGGCTAAATTTTATCGTTAGCTTTTAGAGGATATTTAAATGGCTACATCAACTGGAAAAGACGGTGCCGTATATGTTGGCGCAAATGCCGTCGCAGAAATCAGAGATTGGTCTCTGGAGACCACTTCAGAAGTCGTTAATGACACTGTTATGGGCGACACATGGATGACCAATAAGGCCACCCAAAAGTCGTGGACAAGCTCATTCAATGCGTACTGGGATGATTCAAACACTACCGGGCAAGGCGCATTAGCCGAAGGCTCTGAGGTCACACTAAACCTGTACCCAGAAGGCAATACCTCTGGCAATACCTACTGGACAGGCACAGCGATTATCACGTCTGTTAGCAAGAGCGCGTCTTTCGATGGACTTATCGAAGCGTCATTCAGCGCCACAGGCAATGGTGCCTTAACAGAAGACACTGTATGAGCAAGCTGATTGATGTCGCCGTTTCTCACTTCAATGCAAGAGAGGTGAGACAGATGGCAGTTCCTGAGTGGGAGACCACTCTGTATGCGAAAAACCTTTCTCTCGAAGACAAGCACAAGTGGCTGAAGCGAGCGAAGGGCGAAACGGATGAATATCTGCTCTACGCCGTAATTTTTGGCGTAACGGATGAGAACGGCGATGCGGTCTTTGATGTTGGCGATAAGGTCAAGTTGAAGACCAATGTTGACCCAGAGGTTTTGTCTAGGATCGCTAACTTTGTATTGGAAGTTGACGCCAAAACCGAAGAGGAACGCGAAAAAAACTTCTGAATGATCAAGGTGAGCCCACTGAGTTGTATTTCATGTATCAACTTGCAGAGCACCTTGGTCAACCCCTAGCAACCATCCTGGGCATGACAGTAGATGAGTACAACCATTGGTTTACTTATTTGCAGATAAAGAATCGGAAGATAAAGGAAGCCTCGGATGGCAGTCACCCAAGAAGTAATAGTAGGCCAGTTAACCGCCGTAGATAATACGCAGGTAGCGTTTAATAGCATTCAGAGGAATGCGAAAAAAACGCAACAGGCTGCTGGTCAACTAAATCAGCAATTCAGAATGCTGAGGGGTGGTGCTGGACAACTAGGCCATCAAGTTCAGGACGTTGCCGTCCAGCTGCAAATGGGAACGAATGCAATGATCGTCCTTGGTCAACAGGGCGGTCAGATTGCATCGCTCTTTGGCCCCAAGGGCGCAATGGTCGGCGCATTTATCTCTGTTGCCGCTGCGCTTGGCATGACTCTAGCACCGCGGCTGATGGGAGTAACTCGCAACTTTGAAGACTTAGAAGACAAGATTAAAACAACTGCGACAGCATTTGGCGAGTTAACAGAGAAACAAAGACAGGCTTTAATAGCACAAGAGAAGCTAGAAAAAATCAAGCTGGCTCAAGAGCAACTGGAATTAAAAAAAGAGCTCAACGAAACAAATGCGACACTAGATGTTTATCAAAAAAGATTAGACGCGGCAAACGCCCGGTTAGAACAGTCTAGAGGAAACAATAGAGCAGCTGCGGCAACGGTTGATTCCCTAACAGAAAAAATAGAAACCCTGACTCTAGAGCAGGCGCTTTATGAAGGAGCGCTGGAAACTACCACTCGGCAACAAGAGCTATCTGAAGAAGCAATACAAGCCTTAATTACTGGGAATGACGATCTAAGCAGAAGCCTAAAAAATGCAGAAGGCATGACGGATGCTCTGCGAAAAGCAGAGGCAAAAAGATTTGAACAATTGCTTGCCGCAGAAGACAAGCTGCTCGGAATTGGCGGAAGCGAAGATGAAAGAG